GGGTTCAGGCGGTCTTAGGATTGCCCCTAAACGGAGACTATGGATGGCTGACAGTTCAGCGTGTCAAAGCTTGGCAGAAAGAAAACGGTCTTAAACCTGATGGTATTGTAGGTTCGATAACCTATAACAAGATGTTCGGAGAATGAAGTGGCTATTGATTACCGCCAATCAGGGATTGATTACAGGGATTCAATCAGAAATTACTATGGTGAAGGTCATGCCACTGTTACCCCTTCGACGATTGCTTGCACAACTACACTTCCTGAAGTTCAAAGGAGTCTCCCTTACAGAGAATCAGGGATTGATTACAGGCAAACAGCGACAACATATCGTGGGGACAACGCAGCTGAAGTTAATATCGGTGCTGACCCTGCTATTAGCGTGGTTGCTGGTGTGGGTGCGGTTCCTGCGTCAACAGTATCGGGAAATGCGAGTGTCTCTCCTGCGTCGATAACATGCCCAGGGGCTACTGTCCCTTCGGTTACTGCTGCAAGTATCGTAACTGTTTCAGCTACGGCTGTTGAAGCTACAGGTGTTCCTCAAAATGTAACAGTTCTTTTATTCACTGAAGCTGTTCCTGCTTCTGTTGCAGGTGTTGGTGCAGTACCAGCGCATGTCGTAACAGGTGACGCTCAAGTCTCCGCTGCGACTGTTGCTGCTAGTGCAACAATCCCTGCTCCTAGTGCCATATCTGGTACTGCTTTAATTGTGCCTAACATTTTAAATGGCACAGCTACGGTAGGTGACCCTGATATGGCGATGAGGTATGTACCTAAATACGAAAACACTTTACCGACACAAGCTAAAGGTGAACCTGATTATCAACCATTAGCGCCTATGAACAGGCTTGCACGTTTCTATAGTCCAAGATCCAGGGGTTCTAATGTTTGGATTCTTTCAAACACTACTGTTACGACAGATCAACCTGTCACACCAGCTGATGTCGCTAATATAACTAGGACTTTGTATGGCTCACATGAAAGTCCTAATGATTTAACTTCAACTGAAGCTACCCTTTTAATAGCAGCAGGTTATGACGTTACTGTTAAGGAGGCTGCCTGATGGGTACTAAATTAAGAAGAGAGAATGGTCGTTTTGTTAGCGACGCTACACCAGAAGAACGTGAAGCTTTCAGACGGAACGCTCGGTCTTTTAAAACTGCGCCTTCAGCTATGCCTTCTCGTAGTAGCGCAGCTGGTGAGAAAGAAGCTTGGAATGATTTGGAAACAGACATGGATTCCTACAAGCGTTTAAGAGATGATGGTTTACAACCGCCTTCTATTCGTGGTTCTGCCGACTTAGAGAGTCGCGCTGAGACTAAGATGGAAGTGGAGTCGGGACAGATTGTTGAAGATAAAACAACCCGTGACCAGGTAGAGAAAGTTATTAAAGAATCAAAGGATAGTGAAACATGACAGCACAAACCTGGATAGATAGAACTAGGGATTTGTTGCTCTCTGGGACTGTTGAAACAATCAACAGATTGAATGGTGTTATTAACAGCACTACAGCAGGGTCTTTTACTATTGAACTTGCTGCCGGTCCTATTGCCCCTGGTGCGGTTGTAGAAATTGGCACAGAGTTAATGTATGTGACATCGGTTAGTGGTCTTAATGTAGGTGTCATCAGAGGCTATGGTGGCTCTACTGCCACTACTCATGCTGATGATTCTATTATTAGAATTTCACCTCAATACCCTGCTCACATGATTTTGGATGCTTTGAATGATGATTTGAATGATCTTTCAGCTCAAGGTTTATACCAAATGAAAGTAGCTACGTTTACTTACACGGCTTCCACTCAAGGGTACAATCTTGCTTCGGATGTTCTTAGTGTTCATCGTGTTACTTTCAGTGATGAGTCCGGTGATTTGTCAGAACCGGAAGTTCGTAGATGGTCGTTGCGTCGCAACAGGCTTTCTTCTACGTTCGCTTCTGAAACTGCTTTAGTTTTAGCTGATACACCAACGTCAGGTCAGGGTGTTCGTGTTGAATACAAAGCACCTTTCACTACTTTGAGTGCTTCTTCGACAGCTCTATCAACTGTTGGTCTTCATTCAGAAGCTTACGATCTGCCACCTTTAGGTGCAGCTTTAGCTTTGATGACTTTCAAACCGATAGCCCGTGAAAGTGTGATGATTCAATCTCCTATCAGACGAGCCGAGGAAGTCCCTTCGGGTGCTATTTCTGCGTCTATGCGTGATCTACGTTTCCGTCGTGAGCAACGGCTGGAAGCTGAGAAGATGCGTTTAGCGCGAATGTACCCTACTCAATGGCTTCGTAGCGGGGAGTAGTAATGGCGGTTTCGCCTCAATATGATGTTTCTATAAATGGTCGAGGATACCAGGTTGATTACACTAACTATCGTCGGAGAACTGTTCCCGCACAAAAAGAACAAAGGGATACATCGGAAGATGTTGGTGAGAATACTCTTAGTAATGTAGGTCAATGGATTAGAAGTCAAACAGATTGGTCATACGGAGCTGGTCAAGAACATTATGACCTTCCTGATTCTGATAGAAGAAGGTTTCATACTTCTAAGAACATAGACATTTTCACTAAAGGTCAGCTGACCATGTGTAAAGAGATCGAAAGAAAACAAGCTGTTGGCTCTAGCAGTAATATGTATGCCAGGATTGTTAATGGTTCTGTGTTTTATTTCTCTGATGGTTCTAATTTAAAATTCGGCAACCCAGATCAGTCCGGTGAAATTAGTTTTAGTGCCACTCCTATGGGTGGAACTATCACTGATTGGACTTCTGATGGCACGGATCTTTATGCCACGACTGGTTCAGCGGTTAAAAAAGAAACAGTTTCTAGCACTTCGACAGCTTCTACTATAGGAAGTTTCGCAGGGGATGTTATTGAGTACGCTAATGGAAGACTTATATCAGCTGATGGCGGGAGAATAGTAGAGCTGAATACTTCAGGTGTAGTTTTAACTTTTGATAAAACTCTTACAGGAACCTGCCAAGCTATTAAAGGTGGGGCTAATTGTATTTATGCGGCATATAATGTAAATGGACAGGGAATCCTCTACGCGATAGGGATATCTGCAACAGACGGTTCTCTCTCTTATCCGGTTCCTGCGGCGGTGCTACCAGTGGGGGAAACATTCTCTACGCCGTTTAGTATCGATACGTTTGGAGAGCTTGTCATGGTAGGCACCTCCGCAGGGGTCAGGTTTGGTGTTGTTAATTCTAACGATCAACAATCAGTAACTTTTGGACCCGTTATAGATTCAGGTGGAGCAGTTTATGGTGTTCGTATCTCCGGTAAGTATGGATATTGGGGTACAAAAAATGGGGATACATATAAAGCTGACCTTTCTATTTTCACTTCGACACTCGTTCCAGCATATTGCCGTTTTCTAGCATTTGATTCTGCGAGTTATGGGAACGTGCTTTCATTAGAAGTATACAATAGCAAATTATTTTTCACTGACAGCAATGGAGAAATATATGGTGAAGATGCTACTGGCGATCTTTCCACTTCAGCTGAACTAACAGTGGGTGAAGTTACTTTCGGGACTACAGCTTCTAAGGTTGGTCGAGCTGGTTCGGCTAGGTTCTCTAAAGATCAAAGCGTTTCTGCTTCAGGTGATTTAGATTACCGATTAGCAGGAGTTGATTACAGATCAGGTTCACATAACTATCGTGGTTTAGTTGAAGGTAATGTTACTGGTTCGGCAACGATTACTGTCACGGATGAAAATAACATTTCAACTGCTATGGCTGTTACAAGCACAGGAACAGAAGTAGCGTATTCTCCTGTAGATCCTGCTAGTGAAACATTTGTTATTAAAATAACTTTAGCCAGGGAAGCTGGTTCTACTACAGCTGGACCGATATTCCAACGCTGGTCTTTTCATGGCAGACCACAACCAGTTCGCATAGAAGAAATCATTGCACCATTAGTATTACAAGGGCAGGTTGCGACGATACATGGTGCGGGGGCTTTCGCAGGGTATGATAGTAAGGAAGAGTATTTACATTTGCGGAACCTTGCTAACCAATCAAAGGCGGTTACTTTTGAAGAAGGGGATCAATCGCTCACAGTCACAGTTGAAGACATTGAAATGTCTCCAATTCGTATGAGCAACAATGATTCTTTTTGGGAAGGAACTCTTACATGCCGACTTCTAACAGTCCCATAAGTCTTAAAGATTTCACAGAAGCCACCAGGAATGGTGGTTCAGGGAGATGGTGCGACACTCTTCCTGAAGAACTTAAAGAAGAGATCATCGCTTCTAATGCTGGCTCTAAAGTTGTTTCAGATTGGTTGAAAACAGTTCACAAACTTGATGACGCTACCCCTAAAAAGGTTGAACCTCTACTCGACGAGCGAAGGAGAAGAGCTTCTGAGTGATTCTTTAGAAGAGTTCACTGAGATAAGTGTTCTCTTAGATCGTTTATCACGGTTAGAGAAAGCGCACACTAAAGCTAAGTCAGAGCTACGCATAGCTCGTAAACAATCAGCTGCACTTTCAGAAGAAGTAGAAGCTAACAATAAACTTCTTGATGCTTATGAAGCCAGCCGTAGGAAAACTATTCCCACCTGGTTGACTCCTAAGAAACCTAAGAAAAGTTCAGCAACAGTTGTGGCTATGATGTCTGACCTTCATTTGGATGAAGTCGTTGACCTGGATGAGATGGGTGGGGCTAATAAATATGATCGTTGCATAGCTGAGATGAGGTTAAAACGTTTCGTTGATAAGACAATAGAGCTGTCAGATTCTTATATAGATGGTGTGAGCATAGATGGTCTTTGCCTTTTATGGGGTGGAGATATGTGTTCAGGTGATGTTCACGAAGAGTTAGCTCAAACCAATGAAGGTGTTTCTGGTTTAGATACGTGTGTTTATTGGTCACCAATTCTTGCAGCTTGTGTCACGAAGCTGGCAGATTTTTTTGGTAAGGTACATATATCTTCCGTTGTAGGTAATCATGGTCGGCAGACCAGGAAACCCCGAATGAAAGGTCGGGTAAGAGATAACTTAGATTTTCTACTAGCAACGATGACCGCTAACCTTTTGGAAAAAGATGCTCGTATTACTTGGGACATACCTGACACAGCTGACTGTTTGGTTTCTGTGTATAACACTCGTATTCTTTTAACACATGGAGATCAGATTCGTGGTGGAGGAAACGGAGTGGGTGGCTTAATGGCTCCTGTTCTAAGAATGGTTGATAAGAAAAGACTTCATCAGCCTTTTGATGTGATGGCTTTCGGTCATTTTCATCAGCAAATACTTGACCCTGGCAACGGGGTCTTTGCCTGTGGTAGCAGTAAAGGAGTTGATGAGTTCTCAAGACTTATGAATTTCCGTGACTGTCCACCGTTGCAGGCGTATGCTGTAGTAACACCGACAAACGGTTTTACTTTTACAGCTCCGATATTCGTACAAGATAAAGAAAAAGAAGGATGGTAATAACCATGATTACAAGAGATTTAATTGAAAGAGTTCTAGCAACTTTTTTCCAAGCTGCGATTGGTGCCATGTCGTCAAACTCCATGTTCGACCTAGGTGTTGACCAATGGAAGATGATGGCAGGTGCAGGTGTCGCTGCCGCTGTGTCCGTTATTAAGGGCGCTCTCGCTCAGAAAATTGGAACTAAAGGAACTTCTTCCTTAACTGACTGAATGGTTAGGGAGGGGGTTAAACCCGCCAGTTTTTCCTTCCCCCTCCCTAGCTAATAAATTGCTTGCATCTAACTATGATAACTCCTATAATTAGAGGCATAGTCTAAGGGTCTAAAGGTGACCCAATAATAGAGGGGGTTCTTTTGATACAAGAAACCAACACTGGTAGTGGTCTTATTGCCAGCACAGTAGATGCACATTTACGCCATGAACGTGAGCAGGAAGGTAAAAGACCTACTGCTTTCGGTACTGCTTTACGTGGTTCCCAGGCGTATAATTGTGCGAGGAAGATCGGATTTGAAATGGCGCAAGTCAGAGAATCCGAAGAGTTTCCTTATGAAACTTTGATTGCTTTTCATCTTGGTCAAGCAATGCACGAAAAGGTACAAGAATCTTTAGCAGGAATGTGGGAAGATTTTGAAGCTGAAGCTCCTGTTGATCTGCGACCTTTTGGTTATGACATTAGTGGTCATGCTGATGGGTTGTTCACAATAGGTGACAAGAAGTACGTTTTAGAATTGAAAACGATGACAGCTTTCCCTTTCAAGCTGGCGTTAAAAGGTGAAGGCACAACCACTGACTCACCTAAGATTGAACACATCCTTCAAGCAGGTATTTATGCTTACGGGTTGGAAGCTGATGGCATCCAACTCGTTTACATTTCTAAAGATGCTTCATACAGAGATGGTGTTAAACCTGGTATGACTTTAGAATTTCGTTTCGACATGGATGATGTTGTTCCTTCTGTCAATATAACTGTTAGAGAATTAGTTGAACAAGAACTAAGCAGGCTTAATATAATTGCTGAGGAAGTTGAGTCCGGTATGATCCCTGCAAGGTTCGTGCCTGATGAGGGGTGGATAGAAGACCCTCCTAGATAT